AGATTTTGTGTAGTGTGTATCTGCTCCTACCAATGCTTCTTTAGCCCGTGCACGAATAGCGTCATTGGCAGATGCCATAACCTTCCACTCATTAATAAGTGCAACAACACGAACTCTTGGGATCTCTAACTCTTTAGAAATTACTGTAGGATCATTTCCTTTTAAGTATTCAGAGACAACTTGATTTATTTGATCAAGATGATTTACTAAATCAGACTCAGTTGACATACTTACCCTCTAATCTATTAATTTCATCTTTAATATAAAAAATTGCTTTCTCAAGATCTTGAATGGTTTTTGCTTCATCCTTTAGACCTGCTCTCCATAAATACTTAAAAGCGTTACCTACGTTAAAATTTCTATGACGAGTAATCTCAATGCACTCAACACCAGAAGGATCGGTAGTGTAGTGTAGTGGATTATTTACTTGGTCAACTGTAATTGTAAGATTATTGTTCGATGTCTTCATCATTATCCCAATCAAAAGTTTCTGGCAATCCTTTTAATGCTGTTATAGCATAGGTTATTCCTACTGCACCAGCAAGTCCAATACCTATAAAAATCTTTTGTGCTTTATTCATCGTCTACTCTTTCTTAATCCAAATTTTGCAAGATAAACATAAATAGTTTCTATGCTTGCCCCACACTCTTTTGCAATCTCCTCTGGAGATTTTTTATCCATAAGATATCTCTTACGTAGCCAAATCTCTGATGTATATAGTTTACCACCCATAGCTTTATTTGTCAACTTCCGTGTCAATAACGTCATAATTGTATGCATTTGAATCTTCAAGGATCCACTTGTCATAGCTTTCAACATCCCACTTTTTTGTATTAATTAATCTATCAATAACTAGATCCTTTTTTGTAACAAAAGATGGCTCTTTTATTCTTACCCTGTTGTTTGGTTGAACTGCAAAGTTACCATCATCTCTTTGAATTACATGTCCACATTTATGCTGACCTGGATTTTCAGAGTATCCATCATCCAATATATTAGTTTCTGGACTATGCCAATCTAAAGTAAACAAATATGTTCCAGGTATGCTAACTTTGTTTCTATCTATATATGACATTCTCATATTGCTTAGTGCCTGAAATTTTGTAACAGAAACATGGGGACTAAAAGAATTCCACAAAACAAGATTATGAATCGGTTCTTCTGGGACTCCTGGCTTAGTGCAAAATGCGTTAATTGGCATTCTCCACCATATACCACCATCCTCCATTATAAAATGAAACAAAGGGCTTCTACTTTTAATACTTGAAACACCAAAAATAACACATGGAAAATATTTATCATGACTATCTAATTGATCTCTTAAAAAATTTCCACGAACGTAACATTCTATTGGTGGAATATTTGCATTTAGCTCAGGCATTATTTATCAACTCCTATTGCTTTACCCCAATTATTAATAGCCCAATGCCCAATTCCAACAGCATCGGCTACATCATTATCATCAATCACTTTATCATATTGCATATTAATAAACCTAATAGTCTTTTGTTTTCTTATTTCTCTTTCATTAGACTTATGCCATGCTTCTGATTTCCCTGGATTTTTTGATCTTATAAAAAATTTTTCATCTTTGGTTAGTTTACCGTTACCTATAGATATTTGCCATGTAATTGGTGCTACAGTTCCTATTATTTTTGTTCCAGTTAAACCAGCAGCACCCAGCAGTGCTCCTTGAACAAGTGCTAAGTCTGCAGCAACTTTTGGGGAATTCATAAATACTGTATGCTCAATAACAATAGCTTCAAACCCACCATAGTAATCAAAAAAAGCCTTTGTTTTTTTACAAGCATCCATTACTTTTTCGTATGTATTATTACCTTGAAAATTTATTTTCCCTACAACGCCTAGAGTTTTTTCTTTAGTATCAAAAAGAGCAAAGGCAAGACTGTTTGTGCTAGCATCAATAGCGCATATGGTTTGAGGCATTACTTCAAATCCCCATTTATTTTTGCTCATAGTCAATAAAACCCTTTAGCTCTTTTAACATTTTTGCAACTTGCTTTTCACTTACATTGCAATTAGCACAAAATCCAGAATCGTTATAGATTGACAAGTCTGAGTTACATCCACCCAAACATTTTCTTACTTTTCCAATCCTATTTTTTCTACGCTTTGCATTATACTTTTCTACAATTTTTTCTTTTGTAGCAGCATTTCTACAGTTTTCTCCACAATAGATTTGATAACTTACCTTTGGATTAAAGTATGTATCGCAGTAATTACACAGCTTCACTCTGTTCCTTTAGTTCTTTAAGAGATGCTATCTTAAAGACTCCAACCCCAGCTTCATCACATGTCTTTTTAATTGGACAGTTTTTACATATTTTAGAGTTTGATCTGTAGTTTTTAGTTGGAAGTGTTTTGTCATCCCATGCTTTTCTAACAGATCTCATCCACTCAAAAGCTTCATCAATCCATTGACGATAGTAATCATTTACTGTTACTGGAATAATAAGCAGTTCGTGGTTATTCTTATTTTCATAAACAAGAATTCCTTTACCCTTTTTTAGAATCTTCATGTAAATCAATATCTGAACAACATGGCCCATCTTTGGTTTGCCTGTGCGTTTACGATATTCAAATACCTCATTGTTAGATGTCTTTACTTCAACAACAATCTCTTCATCTTTCCACTTAATAAGATTATCTACATATCCAAATATTGGTGGATCTTCATTTGTTAGCTTAAATTCTGAGTCAATTGATATACCAGAATTTTTAAATGCTGTTTCAATTCTTCCATGTGAAAGAGTTCCGTTAGTCATATTAGCAACGCCATAAGGATCTGCGTTGTCTTCAAACATAGCACCCTCAAAAGCTAGATACCAGTATCTTGGGCATTCTCCATGTCCGTAGGCAATTGTTGATGGACTAAAGGTTTTTTTCTGTGTATGCTTAGGATCACGGCCGACTAGATAACCAGCCTCAATAACCTTAATTAATTCTTTAGCGTCTATCTGTGCTGCTGTCTCTACTTCTCTAATCATTATCTGTTTCAATAAGTTTCTAGTCATTTTATCCCCTTGTTTATATAAGTATAGCAGGTTAGCGCATTATATACTTGAGTGCTGACACCAAGTTATTGATAGATTCTGCTGCTGTATAGTAAATGTTTTTCTTTGCACGATCATTCTTGTCTACATTAGCCATCCAGGTAGCCCTAAAAGCCATCTTTGCTGCAATTGCTTGTAGCCTTACAATTTCAATACTTGCTACTTGGGCTGGAATATCTGGCTTAATTATTACCTTAGCAATAAATGTTAAAGCAGCAGTAAGTTCTTCGTCTTTCATGTAGTCTGCAATTTCTGTCAAACCATTTACCATTTCTAGCGTTGTTTTTTGTGGAGCTTCAGTTGTCATCTTTTTCTCTTTCTATTAATTGTTCTAGCATATCTAACTCTATTATAGCAAGTCTAACTTTTTGTGTTCCCTCGCCTAAAACTATAACTAATCCAGGATCCATGCTTTTCTTGAGGGCATCCGTTACTACCTTAGCCCATACATCTTTATTTAATGTAAAAGATTTTGAGCATTCTTTAAAGTCTAATACAAAGTTATGCCAAGAAGCATCACCCTTAGTGTTATTCCGTCCAGAATTTTTATGTTGCTTGGCGCCAATTCTTTTAGATTCTGAACGCTCACTCATCTTCAAAATCTTTTCTTTTTTTCTTTACTGGTATTAGACCAACCCTAGTTACATGCTTTTTGCTACACATCCAGGTTGAATCTCCAGTATCGAGCCAAAGTCTTAAAGATAAGACCTCTTCATCACATTTTCTACAAATGAATTTGCCTGGAAATACTTTAAAGTTATCAGCCATTACTTAGCTTATCTTTTAATAATTGCTGTAGATCAAGGTCTTCTCTAACCCTTGCAATAAATCCATCTCTACCCTGAACTTTAGTTCCATCTTCAAGTTGATACCAAGCACCAGTTCTATTAACTAAGCCTGCAGATTCAGCAGTATCAACAAGATCACCAATAGAGTCGATACCAATATCGTCACCTCTAAAATAAAAATCATATTCTCCTGATTGAAATCCTGGAGATGTTTTAGAAAACTGTAGTTCCCAACGAATCTTTCTACCAATCTTTTCTTCAATTAACTTATCACCAATTTTAATTTTGCCTTTAATTGCTTGATTATCAGACTCCGATGAAAATAGTTTAATTACAGTTGAAGAGTAAAATTTAGTAGCCTGACCACCAGTAGGTTGTTGGCTAGTATACATTGCGTTAATATTATTTCGTGATTGAGAAATTAATACAAAAAGTGTTGGCTTAACTTTATTATTAGAGTAGTTAATCATTTTCCAAGCATTTGAAAAGTCACGAGACTCCGCACCTATCTGCTTAGTATTTTCTAGTTGTTTAAGCTCATCTGAATCTTTTTCAAAATATATGGCGGGAAGCAAAGATGTAATTGAATCAACAACAACAATGTCTACACCAGCATTTATAAGATTAGTTCCTACATCTACCATTTCATTTATGGTTCTAGCCTGTGAATAAATAAGCTTAGAAGAGTCTACACCAAGACGCTCTGCCCATACTTTATCGTATGACATTTCGGCATCGATCCATGCACAAACCTTTCCTTCTTTTTGTGCTAGTCCTATCATCTGAAGGCACAAAGAAGACTTTGCTGAGGACTTAGAGCCCCAAACAAGGACTTGCCTACCATATGGTAGACCACCGCATAGTGCACGGTTTAAACCAAAGCTAGGTGTTTCTGCATACTGTGTAGGTGGAACTGAATTTCCAACCATAATGCTTTTTCTTAATTTAGGGTTAAGTGCTGCTAAAACTTCTTCCATACTAACCATTTATATCCTCCAGTGTTATTGTTCCATCTTTTGTTTTTCCAAAACTAAACTTGTAAGACTTTCCTTCTTCAATTTTCATATATGCTTTTGGGAAAGCTGTTGGGAAAACTGTTATAGAATGTAAGTCTCTACTTGTATCTGCAAGTGTTAACGATGCCATCTTCTTACCAGTTTTTGTAATCCTTGGCTTAAAGGATACGACAAACATCTCTTCATCCTTAAAAGGCAATTGCTTATAGCCTAAAAATTTTACCAAAGCATTGTCAGAATTTTTT